ACCGGGCTGTTCAAGGATTATGCCCTTCTCGGGGACGATATTGCTATCGCCCACGAACCTACTGCTCGCGCCTACCTTGCGATTATGGCGGAGATTGGGGTCTCGATCTCCTACCATAAAAGCATCACAGGGTCCGGCAGGGGGGAGTTTGCGAAGCGAACGTTCCTCAGAGGGGAGGAGTTAACGGGTCTGTCTTGGGATCTGTTTTCTCTCGCTTCAAAGACTCTACTAGGGCTATATGCCCTAATAGAGCACTTAAAGCGAAGGGATTATGAGATTTCGATGCCCGGTCTCCTTGCTGTTATCCTGGGACGTGCGACCGATCGGAAACGTATCGGTGCACCAGTTGCTAACCTCCTAGCCGCCCTAACATCACCATTAGGGCCGGTGACGGATATCAGTTTCTGGTGGCGGGCGCGTAACGCGAACACAGCAGGGGAGCTGCGTGCGCTTACGGGTGGGGAACCCGGCAGCCATACAGCTGAAGCGGCGGCTATTGAGAAGCATTGCGAGGATTCCATCGCCCTGAAGGGTCACGGGGCGAAGGCTTCTCGTATAATTTCAGGCTATTTCCTAGCCATGAAATTACTTAAGGACTCCGATAAGGAGTTCCTAAGATACTTCTCAGAGGCTTGGCAACGAGCCTCCCTTATTGTTAAGGGTCGGGGTGGGGTCCTCGCACCACTCCCTAAACTGGAGGTTCCCATAAACTGGGATTTCCATCCAGCGAAGGATGTGTTCGAGGACGGCCTCGATCCTTACAACAAAGGAGGGCAAGACGCCCAGGAATTAAGACTCTTCGTCCGATCCGGAGAAGAAGATAAAGCTCGAATTCGAGAAATCCTCAAATTCGCAGGTGGACAGCGTCGCGCTGTCGCCTACGAGAGAGAGGCTCTCGAAAACCAGCTTATCTTCTTCTAAGGGGTCGGGGAAGAGTCCCCTCTATCCGCTCCACACCAGCAAATGTGAAGGGATGGGCTCGGGGTGGGTTCCGAGTTCCCAGGATCGCTGCCCGTAAGGGCCGCCAGTACTGGGTGTCTAGGGAACCCAAACCGAT